ATTTGGCAGCGCGTCTGCCAGGTTCACAAAATACAGAGCATCGAAGAGCTGGGATACGGCAAGGGCTACGTGTTTGCGTTAGACATCTGGCGCAGTTTCTTGGACGGCTTGAACTTCCTGCGCACGCAAAAGCAGATGGCCGTCATCATGCTGGCGCACTCGCATATCAAGCGGTTCGAAGATCCAGCCAGCGAAGGTTATGACCGTTACGAGATCAAACTCCACCGCAAGGCCGGCGACGTTGTCTCGGAAGCGGCCGACCTGATTGGCTTCGCGACGTACCGGACCAGCACCAAGACGATCGACAAGGGCTTTGGGCAAAAGAAAAGCATACCGCTTGGCACTGGCGAGCGGGTGCTAAGGACATCTGAGCTGCCGGCATTCGTTGCCAAGTCTCGTTACAACATTCCGGCTGAGCTGCCGCTGAGCTGGGATGCCTTGATTTCTGCAATCACTGAAAAGAAGGAGGCCGCTTGATGGTGGCACTAAATTTTGATGCGACGGCCGTGCCGGAAAGCACGGGCGGATTTGAACTACTGCAACCCGGCGAGTATCGCGCGGAGATCGTTGCGGCGGAAACCAAGGTCTCAAAGAAGGGGCACACTTATCTGGAGCTTCAGGTGAAGGTCGAAGGCAGCGGGTCTGTCTGGGACAACCTCAATCTCTGGAACCCTAACCCATCAGCGGTCGAGGTGGCGAACGATCGACTGAAGCAGATCGCGCGCGCCTTGAACATGACGCACGTTGCGGACAGCGACGACATTTTGCTGAAGCCGCTTATGGTCAAGGTCAACATTGAGGCCGGCACCAATGGGTACAGCGATAAGAATATTATCGTCAGCTACAGCGCAATCGGCGCCGTAGCCGCGCCGGCAATGGCGCAGCTCGCACAAGCACCTGTTCCTCCCTCGGCGCCGCCCGCCACCGCGGCGCCGGCACCCGCTACGTCGTCAGCTCCCTGGCAGTCGTAGCAAACTTGGGGGCGGG